TTTGAAGGATCATGCTGGCTAACTATTCTAGGTTTTGCTATTTCATGCAATTGTTTTTGGCATTCTTCAAATCTGTTCTTTAGGCCATAACGCACAATCCAAGATTTATACAAAGGAAAAACCCAGTGTTCATATTTAGATTTTGTTCTCCAATATCCAGGGACATAAACCCAGCCAAATTGAATCCCTTCTTCTATGTTTTCTTCTGTGATATTTGAAACCCAATGAAGTTCATGATTTCTCAATCCATAATTCATGAGCATTGCTAAACACCATTGCTCTAATTTGTACTTAGGCCAAAGATCATCTAAATATTTTTCAGCTTCTTTTTGAGTTGGTATTCCTCTGATTTCAACTTTCTTTCCACTGGTTAATTTGTTTTGGCTATTAATTCTTTCATTATGAAGATTTCTTAGATCTTGATATTGCTTTTCTGTTAACCAATTTGGCTCTTGATTTTTAGGATCAGCTTTTTTTAAAGCCTTAATAATTTGCTTGATAGCATCCAATCTATTTCTACAGGCACTAGACCCAAGCTTTTTAACTGTTACCCAATCCTGTATTGCATCAAAGTTTCTGGGAGTATCATTTCTTTTTAGGTCATTCAATCCACTCCAAAGATTAACGGTTGAGCCTTCTTTCATTCTTAAAGGCCAATCATCTTTGCAGTATTTTTCTATTTCTAACCATGAAGGGAGAATTGTTTTTGTAGTTTCTTCATTGTGAGTGATTATTCCAGCCCATTCTTTTTGTTCGGTAAGAATGCAAGCATCAAAGACTTTGCTTATATCAATTGGATTATCAGTTCTAAGTGGTTTGCATGAAATCCTTGAATTAGTTTTTTTATCCCTTACATATATGAAAGGAGATTTAGAATCTTTGTCTAATCTCCATCTTGTTCCAGCTCTTTTTAGATCTTTTTTGTATTCAGGCCAAGTTCTAAGGATTAAGGCCATATTTAAAACTCGTAAAAAACTCGTAAAAAACTGCTCCAAGTATAGCCATGTGTCGCCAACTATAGCCAACTATTAGTTACAGAGTAAGCTGGTTAATTCCTTAAAACCCTTGTCAGGCATTAAAAAAGCCCCTGAGGGCTTTCTTTTTATTTGGTGGCGGGGGCAAGATTTGAACTTGCGACCTTCGGGTTATGAGTCCGACCTTTATTTCTGTAAACCTTTGGTATCATTAGAGTAAGTTTTGGCTTTCGTAAAAAACTCGTAAAAATGAAGTTCATTTTAAATTCTGACCTTCGGGTTCTAGTTTTGGAAGTAGGTTATGGCTTTAGCTGATTGGTCACGGAAAGTAAGCAACGCTTTAGATCAAGCCTTAGCCGAGCATATCGTTTTAACTCAATCAAAACTAGCCCAAGCTTGTCCAAAAGATACTGGAAGAATGGCTTCTAGTTTTTACGTTGGAAAAGATAAACCTAATCTCACAGTAAGACCAGATGATTGGTCAACTCCTGCTAAAAGAAAATATTCAGGTGGTGTTGGAACTGAAGGTGTAATTGTTGAACCTGGAGTAACAAGAATAGAAATTCCTTTTTATTCAAACAAAATTACAATGGATGGAGATTGGTATATATCAAATAATCTCAAATATGCAAATCGTGTTGCTTATGATCCAATTTATTCAAAGGGTGCGCCTGGAGGACAAGCATGGTTTACAAATATTGCAACCCAACAAAAAAATAAATTAAGTAAGAGAATAGAAAAACATATGAGGAAAATTAAATGAGCTTTCTAACAATCAGATCTCTTTTTGAGAGAAAAATAACATCTGCTTTTACAGGATTATCTCCATCTGTTCCTGTTATGTATGACAATGTGCAGGATGAACCTCCAGGTGGAGCTGCTACTGAATACGTCAGATTAATTATTAGTTATCCATCTTTGACTGAACCAATAGTTTCTAAAACAGAAAGTTCAATTGAAGTAATTAGGGGAAGCGTTCAAATTAGCTGTTACGTTCCAAAAGGAAAAGGAATGAAAAGATTGGAGGAAATGGCAGGAACTGCTGTATCAACTTTAAACACCTTAAAAGTTCAGGATTCAACGATAAGGGCAAGCATTGGAGAAGTTAGTGGGCCTGTAAATGTAATTGATTCAAATAATCCACTTGCATTGGTTACAGTTTCAGCTCCATTTGTTGCAAAAGGTTAAGCCTCGTTAGGAGTAATATAATTGAATTAGTTATGCCCCTAACTAACGCCCCTAACGCCTCCAATTTGTTGTTTATGAGGTAATTATTTTGCCAGTAGCCTGTTCTTCAAGTGCCTTAACAGGTCAAGAAGGGGCAATTTATTTTTCCCCTGCTGGGACAAAGTGGTGTTTAAAAGACTTCACTGATTTCCCATCTGGAGCTAATGGAATAACTGTTCCATCAAGCCATGATTTCAGGGTTAATGATCCTGTTAAATTTTCGGTTGTAAATACAGCAACTTTAGACACTGCCTTAACTGCTGGTACTACTTACTATGTCATCGCTACAACAGCAACGACAATAAAAGTAGCTACAGCGGCTGGAGGAACCAACATTGCTTTAAATGGTAATGGTGGTACTGGTTCGGCTGATAAAACTGGGCATATAAATGTTCAGTATTCAGAATCAGCAGCAGTTGCCCAAGTAAAAGAATTTTCTATTGATATAGAAAGAGAATTGCTAGATGTAACAACACTTCCTGGCGGTGTTTCTGGTGTATCTAAATATGCACCATTTAGAAATATGCAAGGAGGTTTTGCTACAGCTTCTGGCTCAATGACTGTTTATTTCACTGACAGTCAAACAAGCCTTGCAAATCGACTACTGGGTAATGTGTTACTTAAATCTCAAGAAGGTGCAGCCGTTAAGTTGTACCTTGATTGCGTTGATAATGGTTCAGGTGGTGTTGATGATGCGAGTAGCATTTTTATTGATACTGATGTAACCATTACAGGAATAAGTTTAAATGTGAATCCTGATGATCCAACAACAGGAGAGGTAACATTTAATCTGAATAATCCAAGGCATATGTTTAGCACTTCTTTAACTTAATTGCTTAAATAAGGCTATCCCCATCACATGGCCCTGTTTTTTTACAGGGTTTTTTATTGTCTAGTATTTAAGTGTGTAGATTGTCGCCTTCTGCACGAATGGGGGAGCGTGTCGAAGTCTCCCCCCTTTTAAATGTCATATCCCTAAGGAGGGATCTATAATTTTATTAAGCGACAAATTTTTATTTATGGATGCATTAGAAAGATTAAAAGCTGCCTGTTCAATGGCAGCAGTAAAAAAAGAAATACCTTTGCCAGATGGAACAAGTTTTGATTTTTTTATTACACCAATGACCTTATCTGAAAGATCAAAAGCCCAAGCAAATGCAAGATCACAAGATCCCACTGATTTTGCTTTGAGATTATTAATTGGTAAGGCAAAAGATGAAAACAACGAACTTTTATTTAATGTTGGTCATTTGCCAGGATTGAAAAATCAATTACCAGCAGCAGTAGTTGAAAAGATTTGTCTTTCAATAATGGGAGAAGAATTAGAAGAGGTGCAAGAAGAGACAAAATTGAAAAGTACTAAGTCAAGAACTAAAAAAAGATAGTGGATTACTGGCTGAATTAATTGTTGCTAAAGAGTTGGGATATACGTTAATTGAATTAAGGGAAAAAATGACTCCAGAAGAATTACTTCTTTGGCATTCTTTTTTCTCATTACAAAAAGATGAGGAACAAAAATTAATCAATAAATCCAGAATGCAGAGATAGAATTAAAGCAATACGCCTCAAGAATGGAATGGCACAAGAAACTTTATTACTCAGTGTAGAAACTTCTGCATCACATAGGAAGTTAAATAGATTTCACAAAAGCATGATGGCTTTTGATAATCAAGTTAAAAAATTACAAGGTTCATTAAATAGATTGGCAACTGTTTCTAAATCAGCGTGGGATAAATTTGGGAAACATGTAAGAAATGCAAGAAGACGGCTTCAAGTTGGAGCTGCCAAAATGACTAAGGCTCTAATGAGTTTAAAAGGGGTTTTAACTGGATTAGCTGTTGGGGCATTTGTAAGAAATATTTTCAATGCAGCAGCAACAATGGAAAGGTTTGAGATGCAACTGAAAACCTTAACTGGATCAGGAGCAAAGGCAAAACAAATAATGGCTGAATTGCAAGAGGTTAATAAAAAATCACCATTTGAATTACCTGAATTAGTACAGGCATCTACAAAATTAAAAGCTTATGGAGTCGAAACAGAAAATTTAGTAGATATGACTGAACGTCTAGGAAAAATATCGGCTGGTACTAGATCAGATATTGGTGGAATTGCGTTGGCATATGGTCAGGCATTGGCAAAAGGAAAATTGATGGGAGAAGAATTAAGGCAGTTCATGGAAAGGGGAGTTCCTGTTAGAGAAGAGCTTGAAAGAATGACTGGAATTACAGGAGAAGCTTTTGATGAAGCGATGAGGAAAGGAAAATTCACTTCAGATATGTTGACTGAGGCAATAAAAAATATGACTGGTGAAACAGGTAAATTTGGAGATGCTTTTGCAAACACTGCTAATTCATTAGATACAAAATTAAGCAATATGCAAGATGCTTTCTTTAGGGCATCTGCTGCTTTAGGAAAAGCATTTGAGCCAGTTTTTAAATGGATGCTTGATAGTTTGACTGCCATATTTAATTTCTTTATCAAAATGATGGAGGGTATTCAAAGAAATCTAGATGCTATTGGAAGAAGATTAGAAGCAACAAAGCTTGCCAATGAGATGGCAAAAGAAAGAGGTCTTACTGGTAGAAGTGGAGCTAATAGGATGAAAAAGGCAGGGATTACCAAAGGAGATTTATTTGATGAGGCTTTAGGAAATTTAGAAGAAAGAGATAAAAAACAAGATGAACTAGATGCAAAATTACCTAAACTTGTTAATGGTGTAAATGAATTAAATAATGTTTCAGGGCAGGTTGCTGTTAAATGGGAGTCAATAAGAGAAACCATTGCAAGTGGGTTAACAAGTGCAATTGAAGGATTAATTGCTGGAACAAAATCATTAGGAGAATCATTGGCTGGGATAGCAAAATCAATTGCAAGCATGTATTTGAAAAGTGCAATTACAAATATGCTTCCTGGTTTGCCAACAAG